GCTGGATCACGCTCATCCCTAAATCCAATTGCGCGCCAAGATAAAGTAACGTTGTTTAGACTATCAGTTCGCGCTTCTCTACGGTCATCTATAATCATTACGCGTGGCGCAAAAAATAAAATTTGATCCGTTTGTGTATCTCGAACTTCAATAGTAATATATCGTTGAAAAAGAAATGAGGCGACATCCGAGCGTAATAATTGAGTTCCTGGAGAATCGCCTGGAATATGTAGTCCGCTTAAAGTACCTTCTACGGTAATCATTTGGGGCGCTAACTCGTGCGGTAGATAACTATCAATAGTTCGAATTTCGGTAAATTGAGTGTTAATACGCCAAGTTATTCCATAAGCCCAAGCAACTGTTGATCCATTGATAAGTAATCGAGTTCTGGCACCACTCATATAGCGCGCCAGAGGCTTAGTAGCTAAAATACCACCAAAGTTACCGCCGATAATGTTACCGATTACCCGCTGTGGTATTGGAGGCGTATTATCAAAACCTTTTGCCATAATTAACCTAAATTAAAACTGTACTCCACCACCGCTTGGAGTAGCCACAAAAGCATCTTCATCAACATAAAGCGCAACAAAATTAAAGCGTTGCATACCAAGTGATCGTTTTGTCATTCCGAAGTCAGCTCGAGTAAAACGAACATTTCGTAAATTAGCAATGCCAATTAGACCCTTTTTTGTCTTTTGATAAATTTGAATATCAAAAGTAGTAGCCTTATCTAAGCGACCCGGATCAAAAGACTCGTTAGCGCGACCATCCGCACCTAATCCTTGAGCAGATAAAAAAGCGCCTAAACCATTATCCCAAGCAGTTCCAGCATTGCCAATTGAATTACCAGAATCATTTTGTGCTAAACCGCGTGGTGAAGTATTTTCTTGTGATTTTATAACGTTACGCGCGTAACGCACTACACTTAGTGAACCAGATACCGCATAAGAAAGCGGTTCTACCGAAGCACCTTCATACATACCTAGTAGTCTAGGTATTGCATGGTTAACTTGTATACTATAGCTTACATCAGTACAGTATGCCCAAGTTCGACCATTCACGATGATTTTAGCTAATGCTCCGTTTACAAAAGTTGGTCGATTACCCGCCATGAGGTTATATTAGCATAGATTGACTTAGACTATTCACTTAAGTTGATTGTTTCTATTTCTTAAGTTGTAAGTTTTTGCTGTTATTGTAAGTCGCTTTAAGAATTTTTTAAATTACTTGTCTTTAATAAATAATCTAAAACTAAATTCTGCGGCCCATAAAAATCAAATAATCCTTCTTTCAATAAACGTTCATATCTAGCTATTCGACGTTGAATAGTTGTGTTAAAAACACCATTACGCATAGCTAATCTTGTTCGAATAGTATCTTCAGGTTCACGTAGATAAATCACTCGCGCTGTATGACCGGCAGATATAAGTGATTCATACATAAAACGCGCACGAATTGGGGTTACAATTAAATTTTTTTTATCACTAACAAGCGCATTAAATAATTTATTCGCGGGTGTACGATCATAGTCAATTACATTATAGGCTTCAGTTAAACGCTCTGCAATAAAACTTTTACCTGATCCAGATGGGCCGCTCAAGATAGTAACATCAAAAGGTCCAGTAGCAAGAATATGCTCTAAAGAAATCTTAAGAATTTTCTTAGTTTGTTTTTCTTTTTTAACTTTAGATTGTTTTATTTTGTGTGTTTTACTTGTTCGGGATGTTTTTCTTGAGCAGTTTTTACAGTTACGTGCTAAACCATCACGAGCATAAGATACTTTATAAAAGTCACTACAAGATAAAACTTGATTACATTTACTACAAGTTTTCTTTGTAGGAATTATTTTAGAACGAAGTGCAGAACGCGCTCTTGATTCTTTAGAGCGAATACGAGCGCAACTACGACAAACAGAACTTAAACCAAGAGAATAACGTGGATCTTTATTAAACTGATCATAAGGTAACTCTAGTTTACAACGTGAACAAACCTTAAGATCCATATAAATGTTTTACTTTTTATAAATTATGAACTTATTTAAAGAATATTGAAATTACTTATTGTAATAAATCTTTAATAAGCTTCACTCTGTCCCGACTTGTATCCCAAATCTCTTCACTAATACGAATAAGCTTTTTATTAGGATGATACTTTTTTAAATAATTTTCTTTACGACGATCCAATGATTTTGTACTTTTAAGTGAATGCCAATATGTTCCATCAAATTCAATTATAGTGTTTAGAGATGGAATGTATATATCAAATATATAATGTTTAACTAGATAAGATGATTCAGCATCTGGATATAAACTCTTAACAAGCTGAAAACAAGCCTCTTCTTTTTTAGAACGACGATTCTTTGATAATAAAGCCATTGTTGCAGCGCGCGCGGCTTTTCTTTTATCAGATTTTCCAAGTGCTCCAATAAATTGTCGGCGCTTTTCTAGTGCTGCCTTAAACCTATCAGATTGATTTTCTGGTCTCCAATAAAAACGAACCGAACACACTGTAGAACAAAAATAGTTTTTTCCATTTAACTGAGTTTTATACTTAAAACATGTTTCACCACACTCAGCGCATTTAAAACGAGTCTTTCCGGTCTTTTTAGCTGGCTTATAGCGATCATCGGTTAAACGAGCTAAGTTACATTTATAACATAGTCGATTTTTACGCTTAATACCATAAATCGGTAGTTGTACGCCGCACATATCGCAACTTCGCGGAGATCTACCGTTATGAATAAGAACCGCGTTTTTATATTCTTCTTTGCTTAAAGAATTTGAGATATGCTTTTTATAATGGGCTGTCATCAGCCCTGAGAGACTATTCGAGATTAAACTGCAAAGGTGACATTGATACACAGCAAGGTTTTACCCATGCTGTGTATCAATGTTAATCAATTTACGCGGCGCTCGTAGCGCGTTGTACCGTAATTGGTAGGAGTACGAAGTCAATGCCTTCGACTAGCTTTAACGTAACGCTTACTTCAATGGTATTACCGTTAATTTGAACAATAAGGTCTTTAAAGCCGCCTGGAGCATCCTGAGTGCTTACCGTCAATCCTTGAGCTAAATAAGTGAGTAAGATCGACTGGCAAACCCCTTTAACTTCCGCAGCACTGACCGTGTTCTTCGCACCTACGTAAATGCTTTCCAACGTAGTACGGAAGCTAAAGCTAATTAAGTCAGCCGCATATAGTACGTTTGCTCGATTGAGTACCCAGTTGTTATCTTTAGTATAAGTCGTATTATCAAGCTCTAAACGGAAACCACCCGTTTGTGGTCGCGTCCAGAACGTTACACCAGCAATAATTGCGTCCTCAGCTTGCGTATCTGGATTAAAGTCTTCTACAATTGAAGCTGCTGGAGTCGTCATTGGTTGACCCGTTTGACGAATACCAAGGATGTTATAGTACTTAAACGTTAGCGGAGTGGCCGGAGCGGAACCGCCGCGAGCACCAGCTAATAAGCAAGCACCAGCCCACGGTTGTAACCACACTACCTCACCATTACCGTTCACGACGCGAATATCTTGAATACAAACCTGAAGACGCTCATAAGTAATATCTGCGATCTTAGTTTTACAGTTAGTATAAGTGTCTTTAATTGAGAGATAACCTTGACGTTCACTGCGCTTTTTAGTTTGTGACATTAATATGCAATGAGACTTAACAGCTGACCAGATACCGTCAATCGTATAGGTTGAAGAGGCATCCGTAAGTGCATCAGCAATATCATCCGTAGCATTACGTGAGAATAGTGGAACAACTGAATTTAGACGAATTGATTCAAATTTCTCTAAAGCGGCCGTAATGCTGGCAGACGTCGTACCACCTTTTGCTCCACCTGAAAGTGCAACTTCGGTTTGCGCATCCGGTAAACCACAGAAAGAATTAGTACCAGTAACAAGTTCAGCAAGCTGTGATAGCTCAAAGAAGTTACGGACTGCATAAGCGTCTGTTTTAATACGCGCTGGTCGTGGTGGAGTAACCGCTGTTGAACGCGTAAGCGCGCCAACGTTGAGAACTCGATCAAGTCGTTTAGTCGGAGCAAGTCCCGCAAGTGCCGTTGATGGAGAAGCCCTCCAGCCTTCACCGTTTACCTTAGGAAGCAAATTAATTGCTTCTGCAAGCGTAGCAATGGTTGGATAATCGCTAATAGATAGATTGACTGTACCAGCTTGAGCACCGCCAGTAACAGTAAGCGTAACTTGCGTAGCAGAAATGGTTACCGTAGCTGCGGTAGCATCGTTTGCGGCAGCACGGAAACCGATTGTCAATGCAATATTACCACCGACCGTTTCACTTTCAGTAATAGCATTCTGCGTATCTCTTAATTGAAGGGCAGCTTGTGGTTCAACTGCTGGCGTATAAAGACCGGTCTGCCAACCAAAAGTTGGCACCGCAGTACCACCTACGATCTCAAAAGACCGTCCAGCACCATCGCGATGAATGTTCGTGCCGGGCGCCATCGTAATTACAATAAAGTTGTTAGAGTTCGCCGTAAAAGATAGACCAGGAAAAGCACCGTTAAGCTGTGTTAATAGTGCGGCTCGGTTTACTGACGTAGTAATGGTGTGCGTAGTCGGAAGACCACCGTTAATCGCGATCGTAAGCGTTTGAGTATTGGCGAAGTCAACCGCAGCGGGCGCAACAGCAACTGTGCCAGTAGTAGATGCTGGCGTCTCGGCGCCAAGCGTGTTGCGCCAAGTAAACAAGTTGCCACGCGTTCCATAAACACGCGAACGAACCGTACCCCAGTTTAGAGGAACTGGTGTAAATTGTGCTCGAACCGAAGCGTTCGTCTTATATACATAAACCGCTTGAGCGCCAGCAGGAATCGCACCGTCAGCGCCCGGAGTAAAGAGAATTTTAGCAGCATCGACAATTGGGCCTGAACCATATTTAGCTTTAAGTGCCGCAAATTGATCAGCAGTATAGACGTTATTAGCAATATTTTGAACCGCAGAACCCGGTTCACCTTCGTCAGCCTCACCAATTAATCCAACTAATCCTGCCGCACCAAGCGCAAAGTTTCCGCCGCGATCAATCGTTAGAGTTGAGTAAGCACCTGGGCGATAAATCGTAGAACCACCAAAATTTACCGAAATTGCCATATTTCTTTCCTATATTCTATTCGGATGTTAACCTAAAACCCATTAATTGATTTCACACTAATACTAAATAAGTATTAGTGTTAATTTAAAAATCACTGCCTTAGGCAGAATAAACTACCAATTGGCTCACAATTTTAATTATAACCTTGGTGCTTAACTTAAAATCTGATATGGGGAGATTTATCTTAATATTTATAATAAAGTCAAAATAAAATCTATGACTTCAGTCATAGAAATTATCAAAGTTTTACACCGTATAAAGCCAAGGCGGAATCCCATTCATGGGGTTCTGCTTTTTCACCCAAGCCACGACCAGTAAAATCAGCTCGAATAATTTCTTTAGTGTGGACTTCAGGCACTAATTTACTGCGACTAATCCACCATTCTTCAAATGAAATACGGGTATCAGAAACACTTTGAGTTTGTTCATTTAGAGTTTCTGAAACTTTTTCATTTAGAACACTCGACTCAGTATCACTAACTTTTTTATTCTTTTTAGACATAATTACACCATAATCTAATTATAGAACAAAATCATCATCATCTGTGCCTATTCGGCTTACCTTAATGCCTTCATTATAACTAGTGTTAACAGCCTGAATATTACCTGTGGTTGCCACATCTTGAGATGGAGAACTTAAAATTTTAGATGTTGTATTAATTTCCTCAATAGTGGGAATTTCTTCGGCTGCCCAAAAAGATTGAGTCGTGCACTTAAAGCGTATAAATCGAGTCCAAACACTATCTAAGTTTTGATTAATTGCTTTAGTGTAATCAGAGGCCGAAAATGTATGTAATTTTAAGCCAAAACGCTCAAAAGCGGGTTTATATCGAAATAAACAGTATACAACAGCATAGTATAACCATAAAACTTGATCACTAGATCGATTAGCACGAATACCTATATCAATCATTGAAGTCATTACTCCAATGCCAGTAGTTGAGTCTGGATCAGTATCAAAGTTACCAACATAATCATTTAGTGCGGCTTTATCTTGATCTTCACTTTCTGATGAAAGATGCACAGTAACACACGGAACTTGTTGACTATTCCATGCCCAAGAAGAAATAACTGGAATATCGGTGGTTTTAAACCACTCAACAATTTTATTTATATAATCTTCTCCGTAAGTTACACCCAATTCGTCCATGTTATATTGTGAATATAGATCTATTAAAGCTTTGGTATTTTGACGAAGCTCTCGAAAACCAAGCTCTAATAATCTACGAACCACAATTTCAGGCATTATCATTGGCATAAGTAAGTTTTACTACATGAGTGGTTCAAGATAAAAATCTACTATTCGTTGAATCTCTTCTTCTGCTTCTAATCTAAGTTGTTCATTAATTTGAGCTATTTCTTCATTCACATCTACTTTTCGAGCCGGTATTACCCACTGTGTAGAGGCATTTTGTTTACTAGTAGCTGTCTTAAAATCAATTTTGCCACCAGTTTTACGAGATTGTAAAGCCTCTAATTGCTTAGCCGCATAAGCTTTTTGAGCCGAAAATATATCACTTGATATATTCGATGGTGAAGATTCTTTACCGATTGGTATTACTTTATAAACGCCCGAACCATCTTTCATTGGTTTAGCGTTCTTAAGTAAAAAATTTAACATTTCTTTAGGAGGTTGATAAAAAGTAAAATCAGCTCCATCAGAACGTAACTCAAAAGAACCTGGCGCTGGATGGATATTATTTATTATCTCGGGGCAACGTCGTTCAATAGCAAGTTGCGCAACCTTTTGCATAGCCTCTTCATGTAGACGACCAAGCACTATCTCCATATCAGATTCAGCTTGTCGAAGAATGGCATCTATAGCACGACGATCTAATCCATATGATTCCATCATATGGCGCATCTTTTGTAGTTCTAAATAAATCACTTGCCATTCTTTCGAATAATACGCGCTCTTAAATCACGCAAAAAAGCTTCTTTTTCTGCATCGCTCCAATCGGGTCCAAAAGTTATTTTAAAACTTTTACTACTTCGTTCAATTTTGGGTCGGCTCATATAACTATAATTCACTCCATGAACGATATTAGTATCAATTGGAGATAACATTTCTTGAGCAATCGGTATTTCAATTGATTTAGGCTTACTTTCAAGTGACTGTAATTTAAGTTTTAATTCTTTAAGTTTACTTTCTAGCTCGTTTAAATCAGTTTTTATTTTCGTTTCACGCTCAGAAAATGATTCTTCCATCTCATTAAGTCGACGATCTAGTTGATCAATTAATGTCATTATACGAATCTCAACCTGTTGAAGATCAATTGCTACGCC